CTCCACTCTTGCTGTAGTGGATGAGGAAGTTGGTGCTGTTTCTACAGCTACTGGTTGTGTATTTCTAGTTCTACGTCTTTTTGAACCAGTCCACTCAGCAATTTTATAAGTGCGCTTGGAAAGGTTAAGAAGCGTGTGATAGAAAGACACTACAGGTCTGTTGTACACTGAAGCCATTCTTGTAGCAATTCTGTAAATAGGCTCTCCTGTACGGATCATTTCTTTCAATTTTTGGATGTCTTGGTCTGTTAAAGACACGAAGTTTTCTCTTTTTGCCATTTTGTTTAGATTTTATTGGATTATTAAATAATTTACCAGATTTCAAATCCTCCACATTTGCGAAGGAAGGTGACAAAATTGTTTACATGATACAGAGGAGCGCTGTGAGCAGGAAACACTAATTGTCCATTAGATGCCACCACTCCACGGTAGAGAATAGTGCCCAATAGATATTGTGCATTTAGCTCATCCTGTATCTCTTTATCAATGAATGTACCGCTAGAATTGGTCCATGAACCAAGACACAAATAGAATGTATCTTCATCATCATGCATTTCAGCATGGTTTAGCAACATAAATGCTTCCATTGCATCAGCTAGTTGATCACATTCTTCTTGTGTATCAAGGCCACCACCATCATTGAAAGCCCAACCACCTGTATCAAAAGGAAGATTCATCAATCTAATGGCCATATCAGATATTGCATGTATTGGTCTCCAAGACCAGCAATTAGCTCTAAAATACACGCCAGGATTCCTAGTTTCCCACAGATACATCTCATCATGATATCTACCTTTTTCATAATCTGTTAGAGAGTGCCAGTCTTCTGGTCTCTCAGGCCTATTTCCATCAGTTTGTGGATTCAGCCCATAGACATCCATTCCCATGATTGTGAATTTAAGTTTGATTGATTCCAATCTGACATCATCTGTTGTGCTCTGATAATCCCATCTTTCTTTGTGTGTTCTTTACCCACTCTGAGTTGTTCCATCCACATTTGAAATTTAGGATCTGATTCTGTTTGTGCTCTTTCAGCCTCAATCTCTTGAAGCCTCTCAATACTAATGTTGTTTAAATTCATATGCTTTTGTTTAAATGATTTAATCATCTCTTTCCACACCATCCCCACCACAAGATGAACATATTGATCCATCATGCATGCCTTCTCCTGAACCATTGCATGCACTACAAAGAACATCCTCCTCTTCCTCATCAATGTCTTCATCATCTTCCTCAGGATAGATTTCACCATCTCCACCACACACAGAACATGCTACATCAGGTGTAGCACCATATCCTGATCCATTACAATGACCACATAACCAAGGACCCTCATCTTCTTCATCCTCATCATACATACCAGGAACAGTGATGGTAATCTTATCTGCATATAGAATTGGATTCACCTCTTCCTCATGAGAAAAGTCCCATTCGTCTATCTCCACATCCACATACCCATCAAACTCTTCTAAAAGGAAGTTGATATCCTTTAGCTCTACATCTCTAAGCTCATCAAAGTCTGGTCCATCATCCCACCATCCAATCTCATGTGGCTCAGCTATCACCTGCTCATCATAGATTAGATAGGGCTCAACAGGAGCACCATTTTTAGCTATAAACTCTTCTAATGATTCTAATGGAAACTTGTCCAAGGCCCACACCTCTGTATATTCTTTTCTGGTGCCTGGATTAAGCTTTGTGATGAACCACATACCTGGTTCTAGTTGCTTAGGCATATAGCTCTTAAGCACGAGTTCAACAGTGAAGTGCATAACTATTTGTTTTTGAGATAGTTAAGAATGTCCTTCTGTTTGAATGTACGCTTTTGTGGACTAGCAGCACCCATAGGATCTTGTGTATTATCTACACGAACACATTCGTATAGTCCATCTCCTAGGTCTTTTGTTACCTTCCACGCTTGATACATTGATTTGCCAGCTGTGCCAGCCTCATGTCTTTCAACATGCTTTCTGAAGATTGTTCCCACCATAGATTTTAATTTAATGTTGTAAGTGTGTGTTGCATAACGCATTAGATTAGCTGGATTCATCGTCTTTTATTTTACTTGTCTGTCTGAGGACATCAATACCTGCATATACAGTGATGACTATCATAACAACAATAGCTATCATAACTACCATATGCTTTAGTTTGTCAGGGTGATTGAACCATTAAAATCTTCAAAATTACTCATATTCCAGTCTGTCACATCCTCAATATCCATTGTTCTAACATAATCTGGACAGTTTAAAGGAATAGCAAGAGTGTCTGCTATGAATAAATAAACGTATCCATCATCCTTACTTGTCATAAGTTTGGGATACTTGCTTGTTGACTTTTTAGTCACTGATGCATTAATTGCCATAAATAATTGATTTACAATTTGTTGTGTTAATAATTTGCATGAATTTTACCGAAAATGTCATGCATTTACTTCCTGATTTGGCCATTTATAGCTCACACATGAGCGATAATGTGACTTATAAAGGACCAATATGAGCCATAAAGTGCCTTTTATGACACATTATGGGTGTTTTTGGGTGTGGATACAGTTTTACGTACGTAAAAGTGTGATTTACAACACTTTTTCTAACATAACACAAATGGGCAAAATTTTACAAACCTTACACCCTTAGTTTTTCTTGTTGAAGCGGGATTATGCTTTCTAAACAGAGCTATAGCTTCCTTTTTAGTGTAGAACTCAAAGCGCTCAATAATATAGCCTCCATAATGATCTTCTGCCCAAATGAAATATGCTCCATTCTTTGGGTGTTTAAATACATTCATAATTAATAGTTTAAAAAAGGAACAGCCCATATTTCAGGGCTGTCCTTTCCATCCTTAATAACCCAACCCTTCGAGTTCATGTGCATTTGCTTCCACAATGATACTACTGTGACTAATTGAAAGCAGCACAAAGAAGATATTCCTAAGATTAGCAAGCTTTCTAAAATTGTCGAACTCTCTGGGTGAAGTGAAGGTGATTGTTTTCATTTTGAATTATTGAAGGGTTAAAGAATAAGTGTTATAGGGCTTTCCACTTTTTACCTACAGTGCCTGTAGGTTCTATAGCTCTGCCTTTGCAGCCATACCCATTTGTACGACAGCTCTGTAACATAAATATAGCAATAAATGCTAATAGGAATAGCTTTCTCATTAGAACTTATTTTTAGGGTTAAGAATGTTCTCTTCATCATCCATTCCTCTGTAAACACCATAACAGGCGTTGTCCCAATACTTAGCATCCCACATAATGAGGCTAACAAAAGCATTCCAGGTGAGATATGGTGCAACTAATACTAGAGATACACCATAATAGATCCATTTTAATAACATAACTGATTGATTTTTAATGATTAATAATTAGATTACCAACAAATGTATGTTTATCATACAACGTATACACTGTATGTGTAGAATCCTCATACAAAGGCCTTGCTACAAACTCTGTAGGAAGCTTTATTTTATTGTCCTTCGTAAGGACGAATTGCCATATTTGGGCAGCTGTAAGAGCAGCCAATACAACATAAATGATTCTATCTTTCACAACTAATTGATTTAAAAATGAATAAAAGGGGGGCAGCGTAGAAACGCACCCCCGTATGCTTGCTTATGAAACTCTTTGAGCATTATCGATCATTTCAGCCACCTTTAGAGCCATTTCCTCATCAGGAGCCCAAATGTGGTTGTCACCAATAATGAATAGCTTGTTTTCTATTCTGGCAGGTTTAACATCCTCTCCTTCATCATAGTCAGAGAGCTGTTGTTGTGGTTTACTTTTCATATGTTTCAGGTTTACCGCCAATATACAGGCAAAATAGAAAGTTGATTATCGATAGGATAAGACCAAATGTATAGAACCAATAGCTCATAATTTGTCTCTCACCCACCATACCAACAAATACGTGTGCTAATAGCCAGATGGTAGATAATACAAACCACCATCCCCAATTGTACTCTTTCATGTGTTTTTAATTTAAATGATTGATTAATAATGACTTATCTTTCATATGACTGACTTTCAAAGGCATTGAGATCACTGTCATTCTTTCTATCTTCCTCTGTATAATCATCATCCCACTCATCAAACTCAGGATATTCAATAGCTTCCTCCCTAATCAGTAGATAGTCAGGAAGCAATGACTCAAACTGTCTTGCTAACTCCATTCTCCAATTAGGAAATGTTTCCACCATTTCCCCATCATAGTCTTGAAGTGTAACACTCTCAAAACCATTATCGTGTGCACCTTCTGTTATATAAATAGCTTGAGCATCATTATTAACGTGATACACCTGCCATATCAGGCCACCTTTACTGTTACGAATAACTAGTGTCTTAGGCCAAAGACTGTCTGTTGAAATGTTGTTAAACTCTTTTTCCATAACAAAATGATTTAAATGATTGATTATTAAGGATTTATTTATCTTGTAATAGATTAGACCACACAATAGGCAGCCCAAATAATAACACCAAATAGGTTATCCCAACCCATTGATTAGGATTGGTATCCTCAGGAGATGGTTCAGCACCTAATAGGCACAATAACAGCACCCATAGGACAAATAGAATAGTTCCAATAGCTTTTTTCATAACAAGCGTTTTAAAGCGAATACACAAGCTTTATGTTGCCTCAGCATTGTGTATCCTGTTGTATTTACATAATTTATGCAACAAACAATATCCCTCTGCACTCAGGTAATAGAAAACATGGGTAAATCAGGATATTTACTTAGTATTTTACATCTATTACATCTGCTATCCCTTGGGAGCTGATTAGGAGAAGCACAATCACCATTAAGGCTTGCTCACTTACGTCTAACTAATCAGGTGGTTTCACATCTTAGGTCCCGCTGTATAACTCAGGGGTTTTACATCCGTATAAATAGGATAACTAAGAAGTCTTCATATCCACGATAGATGGTGCATTAAAAGAAAAGAGCCCTGTTACAGGCTCTTATATTGCATATTATAGGATTATTGTATAATTATTACGAATACCCTGTAACATAAGCTGTTCTTGTCTAAGTGGATTAGATATGTTAGCATTAATCCACTTGGCTAATTCAATAGCGTTGTTAAATGTCTTTTTCATAAACAAATGTTATTTAATGCTATATTTATAGTTTATAGCGTTTTACAATTGAGAAGTGGTGATAATAGGCCTAAAAGTGTGTATGGGTTATACAGCATCTCTCATCTCTCTGTAAATCAATGAGTTGTGATGCGTTTTCTAGAGCCCACCCTATCTTTGGCCCACCCTATATATAAGGAAAGAGCCCCGAAGGGCTCTTCCTGTTCATTAGAACGCTACCAAATCATCAAGCTCGATTGCAGCAGGCTCGAACTCAGTGATTTTCAAGCTGTCAACAGACTGCTCGATCAGCTGACCACCACTATTAGGCATTGTAATGACGTAGATTGTCTCACCTTTAGTAGTGAGTTGCTCTGTCACGACAAATCCCAACAGGTTGCTAACGGTGATTTCTTTAGCACGCACACCTTTGCTGACTGCCTCTGAGCACAGGATCATGGCACTATCGCCACTCTTCTTAGTGAGGATCACAGCCACACGCTTGTCCTCATCAGCAAGGTTTTTAGGAATTAAGGCAATTTTACCGCCTTTACCCACTAATGAGTGAACTGTCCCAAGTTCAACTCTGTCTTGTCTTTCATACTTTCCAAACTTCAATGCCATTTTAAAATGTTTTTTGGTTAATAATTGATCGGGGGATACCCCCAACCCTGGCCAAACTAGGAGGGGTTGCTGTTGGAAGTACCCTACCCTCCCATGCACAGGGGGGATTTTTCACGTGGAACATTGATAGGGGGGCCTTTCTGGATGAGCTCTAAAGGAGGGGGTGTAAAGCTATGGCTTCACTAACCCAGGGGGAATGTAAAGCTATTCCTTTACCCCCAGAAAAATAAATTTGGAAATGATATATGATATGTTGTAACTTTGGGGCGGTTGGGTGGGTAGGGATGTATTACCTCCTACAGATAGGTAGTCAATTGGTGCTGTGAATGGTCAACGGATGTCTCCATAACCACTGATAATAGAATGGGGATAGTGTATCTGGTAGGGAAATAAGACATAATATAGCAATAAGATAAAAGATTGTATTTGACTATGTTATAAAGTCTTCCTATCTTTGTATCAACTATTTATTATGAAGGTCATATTACAGAAACTGAGGAAACAGGAGAAAGACAGCTACCTACTAGCTGAAAGGTATTATACCATCCTGTCTGCCATCAATGATCTGAAGTTGACACAAAGGGAAATACAGCTTATAGCCTTTGCAGCCATAAAGGGGAATATAAGCTATGCCAATATTAGGCAGGAGTTCTGTGATAAGTATGGCACCACCAATCCTTCTATAAATAACATCATTTCTAGGCTGAAGAAAATGGGGGTGTTGGTGAAGGATGGGACAAAGGTGAAGGTGAACCCCAAGATTATATTAAACTTTGAAAATGACGTCACCCTTGAAGTCAGACTTGTTCACTGATAAGCCTATATCAATGACTGTCAAGGACTTCCTGATTAGGAGGTTGGCTGTCAAGATGATGATAAGTGAGAAGACCATTGAGTCTGTGGTGAATCATCAGTTTCAGGAAGCCAATCAGGCTATGCTGAAAAACAAGAGCTTGGAAATCAGTGGATTTGGTAAGTTCTTTTTTAATGACAAGAAGGCTGCCAAGCAGATGGCGAAATACGAGAGTCAAAAGGCGTTGTTTGAAAGGGTGCTCACAGACGAAACACTGACGGAACAAAAAAGGAAGTCGACAGAAGTGAAGCTCCAAAACGTCAAAGATTGTATTAGAGACCTAAAACCAAAGATGAATGATACTCTCACAGATTTACGAGGGATGGAGGAACAACCTGCTACCCCCAGAGAAGCTGAAAGCAGCCATAAACAAGACGAGCAGAGAAAGGTTGAACATCTGCAAGGGATGTGAATACCACTCAGCCAACAGAAAGAATTACAAAACCATTCGTCTTGATGCTCATTGCACTCATTGTGGGTGCACCCTCTCTGCAAAAACCAAATGTCTTTCATGTGCTTGTCCATTAGAAAAATGGCTAGCAGTGGTTACGCAAGAACAAGAAGAGCAAATGAAAAAAGATGGAAAATAACGAAGTGACATTTAAAAAGATTCCTCTGAAGATATTCATAGAGATTCTTCAGGATGCATGGGATAGAGGAGCTGACTATATTGATATTATAGGAGTGGCTGACGCTATCCAGGATAATATATCCATTGCTATAAAGGATGAATATATGCACCGTGAAGATGGTGAAGAAGATGTTGACATTAGTCCAAATAAAGATATTACTGACGAAGACTTAAACCAACTAATATGAACCCTGTAGTAGAAGCATGGATTGTTATTGAAAAACTGGGAGCTTTGGTAGCCACACCAGGAGTATCTGAAGATGTTAAAACTCTAGCTAACGAACAGATTGCTAAGCTTTTGAAGGATGTGATTACACCTGGATTAAGTAAGCTATCTGCAAGTACGGCTGGGATTATAGCCTAAATTGTAGATATGGGAAAATCTAATGATTATTACAAAGTACTCGCTCTTCTCCAACAACTACATGTAAGCTACCCCAACTATAATATGGGTAGACACATAGCCACTGCGCTAGATGAGTATGGGGATGTGTGGGGACTGAGTGATAGAGAGATACTATTTGCTCTGGAAAAGTATAAGGCTGAGCTAGATATGGACGTGCCTCATACAGATGAGAGCGAACTTGACCAGATTATAAAGGATGGAATGAATCTGGAAAACATACTAAAAGAAGAAGATGGCGAAGACTATTAAAAAAACTACATACATTAATGCTGAGCTTGATTGGGCTGAGCAGCAACTGCAAAGCTGGAAAGCTTATGTGGATGCTAACCCTTTACATGAGTTAAAAGACCGTGTAGAGTGGAAACCCACATCAAAAGGTGGAATGATACCCATGGTGATAGCTTCTATTGAGGCACAGGGTAAATTCATTCAAGAGACCATGAAAAACTACTTGGCTCTTCTAGAAGTGGTAGAGAAACTGCGTGAGAAAGAAGAAGCTAAAGTGGAGGTTAGAGGTAATGGAGAGTTAAGCTCCATGGCTGAAGACTTCCTTAGGAGCAGACGATGAATGAGCTTAAAAGCATAGACTACAAAGACTGGTTTATTAACCAGGGGCGTCTGCCTGATCGTGAATCAGCAGAGTATAAGCCATTCTTTGACTTCCATAGGGAGCTATGCTTAAATGGTGCCATGATGAATGGGGTGTATATCAACCCATTTCTCTACTGGCACCTGAACATGTGGCACACAGAGGTGGATGTTGTTGATGAAAGAGGACGCATCTACCAGAAATATGCTAATCCCCTGTTGCGTGATAATGAGTGGTTGGTGACAAGTGAGATAGACAGGGCACAACAAGATAAAAAAGGCTTGGTAATACTAGGAATACGACGTTTTGCCAAGTCTGTTTTAGAGGCTTCTTACATAGGGTGGGGCGCTACATTTGATGAGAATTCCCAGAATGTGATCGCTGGGTTGAATGCCCCCGATATAAAGCTGATCACAGATAAGCTGGACAAGGGCCTCAACTTTCTACCTGAAGCATGGAGATGGCAGAGAGTTGAGGATAACTGGAAAAACCAAGTCACCCTAGGTATTAAGACCAAATCAGGAGAACGTATACCGTTTTCCCAAATCCTCATTCGTAACCTGGATGAAGGTAATAATGAAGAGGCTATTGCAGGTACTAAACCACGTAAACTAATTATTGATGAGATTGGAAAGGGTAATTTTCTCCGAGGGTTTCAGGCAGCTGTGCCAGGCTTTACAACTCCTTATGGATGGGGGTGCTCTCCAATTCTTACTGGGACTGGTGGTGACATGAAAAGATTCATGGATGCGAAGAGCTTAATGTTTGACGCAGACAACTTTAACTTCCTAAGCTACAACAATGAGAAAGATGAAAAACGCGTTCATGGCTTGTTTATTTCGTATAAATATAGAATGGAAGCTAAGGAAGAGAGTACGCTGGGTAAGTTTTTGGAACAGCCTGAAGGAAGCGATCTTTACAACATTAAGATGCTGGTGAGCAATGAGGAGAAAGCTAAACAGATAACAGAAAGCAACCTAGAGCGTCTTAAGAAGGCAGGAGATAGGGTGGCCTATCTAAAAGAGAAGATGTACTATCCATTAGAAGTGGATGACATCTTCCTAAATGAGGATACAAACATATTTGATATAGAAGCAGCTAAGCGTCAAAAAGGTAGACTGCTTAATCAGGGGCGTACGGGCACTCCTGTTATTTTGTTTCACGATGGTGAGAAAATAATACATGAGTTCACGGACAAACAGCCTATAACCAACTTCCCTCTTAAAAGTAGTGATCTAAAAGACGCTCCTGTTGTAATATATGAGTTCCCTATTGAGAATCCTCCGTATGGACTGTATGTAGCAGGAGTGGACCCATATAGACAAGGACAAGCTGCATATTCCACTTCTTTAGGATCTGTGTACATATATAAACGTATGCACGATATTACAGGAGAGAAATATCAGGATATGTTCGTAGCTTCGTATTGTGCAAGACCTGATAAGAAGGAAACTTGGGAAGAACAGGCTAGATTTCTCATCAAGTATTACAATGCACGTACACTTTGTGAGAATGATGACATCTCTTTTATAGAATATATGAAAGCTAAAGGAGATGCTCACTACCTTGAGAAGCAACCTGATTGGTTAAAAGAGGTGGTGCCTGGAACAACAGTGAAGCGTGATTATGGTGTACACAGAAGTTCTGACAAGATTAGAGACTATCTACATAACTGTCTGAAGAAGTATATGGAGGAAGTGGTGTACACAGAAAAGGATGAAGATGGTAATATAACCAAAGAGGTGTTAGGAGTGTCAAAGATATTTGATCCTGTTTTGCTAGAAGAGATAATTCAGTATAACGATCAGGGTAACTTTGACCGTATTGTGGCTGCAGAACTTGCTATTGCTCAGGCTCTTAAAATGGACCCTGTGCTTGGTAAGGTGGGAGGGTCTGCTGATCCTAGAGTGAGTGCGATATTCAAGCCCAACAAGAAGAATGTGTTATTCACAGAATCTCGTGGGTTATTTAATAGAAGAAAAAAAAGTAAACTTTTTACATAATGGCTATCATTAGATATACCAAAGATGCTACGATTAGATATGCCTATCTAAACATATTCCCTGATCAGTTCAAAACTGACAAGGAGAAGCAGGATGAGAGTTGGATAAAGAACACCATGGACTACTTTGCAAACAAGGCATATGCTGAGTATGTAAAGAACCGTGACACCTTTGTCAAAAACTATGACCTGATTAAAGGTATTCTTCGCATGGAGGACTTCTATCAAGAACCACAGGTGAAGAGCTTCACAGATATGATGACAGCTGATTTACAGCTTCCTGCATATGTGAAGATGTACTCCATCATGACCACACCAGTGAATGAGCTCGTTGGTGAAATCACAAAACGCCCTGATACATTCAGGGTGAAGGCATTTGATGATGATAGTAAATCAGAAGAGTTAGAATTTAAAACTGGTATCCTTCAAGAGTATGTAATTTCTCAAGCTAGACAAAAGATATTACAACAAGCTGCCCTCAATGGACAAGAGATAGCTGAAGAGGATTTGAACCAGATGACAATGGAACAGGTAAAAGATGTTCTTGATAGTTATACATCTGTTGCTGAGAAATGGGCTAACCACGTTCTCACTTGTCAGAAAGCTGAGTTTAACTTAAAAGAAAAGTCAGAAGACGCCTTCCGTGATTTGTTGATATCTGGAAGGGAGTTCTATCACATATATGAAGATAATTCCAAACTCGGATTTAATATTGAGGTGGCTAACCCAAAGAACACTTGGTTTCTTACAACTCCTGATAGAAAGTGGATCTCTGATCCTACAGGTAGAGCTCAGGGGGCTTATGCCGCTGGTACAGTGCAGGTTATGGAACTTTCAGAAATCATCGAAAGCATTCCTGACCTTACAAAGGAAGAGATTGACCACTTACGTTCATCTCTTCAAGACTATGGATTAATTAACGTACGTGAGTCCAACCTTGGTAATCCTGATGCGATTCCTGGTACAGACTCCATCATGTATGATACATTTGACCCATTAGTTCTTCAAACTCGTATGATTATCGAGAGTGAAATGAAGGAGAACAATGATGGATTGAAAGACTTCTTAGGACTCACTTCTAACGTGAGCTCTTTTGGATATAAGTATGTTGTTGTACGTTCATATTGGATTAGTAAGAAGAAGATTGGTAAACTTATCTACTTAGATGAGTTAGGTAATGAGCAGTCTGTTCTTGTAGATGAAAACTACAAATCTGGTAGTATTCCTACACAACAATCTTTAGAGTGGGGATGGATTAACCAGTGGTATCAGGGTACAAAGATTGGACCAGACATCTACCACATCAAACCATTCAAGCTTCTCAACTATTGTCCAATTATCGGTACAACCTTTGAGGTGAAGAACACAGAGGCTAAATCTCTGGTTGATTTGATGAAGCCTTTCCAAGTGTTGTATAACGTATGTATGAACCAGTTGTACAAGCTCCTTGAGAAGGAAGTGGGTAAGGTGTATTTAACATCCATTCGTCATATTCCTGTTCCAAAGGATGGTGATGCTCAAGATGCACTAGACATCTGGGAAATGGAAGCTCGTAATCGTGGGGTGGTATTTATTGATGACTCTCCAGAAAACCTGAAGAGTCCTTCTAGCTTTAATCAATTTAGAGATATTGACCTTACACGTACACAGGAAATCCAGTCTCGTTATCAATTAGCTCAACAGGTGAAGAATGAGTGTTGGGAGCTTGTAGGTATGAGTAGACAACGTTTAGGATCTGTTGCAGCTAGTGAGTCTGCTACAGGTGTAAACACTGCTGTTCAACAATCTTATTCTCAAACAGAACCTCTGTTTGTAGCTCACGAGTATGTGATGGGTCAATTATATCAAGCAATTGTTGATGCTGCTTTGTACGTAGAATCTAAGAAGCCTCAGTCCACACTCTCTTACATTACTAATGAAGGAGAGGCTGCATTTGTTACAGTGAATGGGTCTGACCTTAGATTCCGTGATTTGAAGGTGTTCTTAACAAATCGTCCTGAAGATACACAGATGTTTAATGAACTTCGTCAGCTTTCTCAGGCTGTTATTCAGAACGGTGGTTCTTTATATGATGTGATTGAGCTGTATAGCACTAAGTCTATGAGAGCTATGAAGAAGGTGTTCAAAGAGTTACGTGATAAACAAGACGCTATGCAGCAACAACAAATGCAAGTTCAACAACAGCAAGTTGAACAGCAAGGTCAGATTGCTCAGGCTCAAATTCAACAAACTCAGGCTATGAAAGAGCAAGAGATGACAAATGAAAACTATCAGAACGAGCTTGATCGTATAAACAAGAAAGAGATTGCCCTAATTGCGGCTGAAGCTAAGGTGGGACCATTAAGTGATGTAGATGCTAGTGGTACCCCTGATGTTTTAGAGATTGAAAAGCTTGGTGCTGAAAGATCTCGTACAGACAAAGAGTATCAGATGAGAATGGCTGAAATTGATTCTAAAAATAGACAAGCTGTTGGAAAACTTCAGTTGGAAAAAGAAAAGCTGAAGGTGGCTAGAGAGAATCAAAAGAATGATTTAGCTATTGCAAAAGAAAATGCAAAGGGAAGAGCAAAGAAATCTAAAAAAGACTAATGGATATTAACGAGATATTGGATAATGAAACCGTAGAGTTTGATCCAACACCTCATGAAGACATCACAGCCTGTATACAGGCGATAGGCGTTATTGAGGATATGGACACTGTTTTGTTATCTGATGAAGAGGTTGACATGGTGAATGAGATAAAAAAGATGTCATTGCTAATCACTTACCAAGCCCTCAAAGAAATATTTGAGGCAAGTCAATATGGAAATAACGAACCCACACAAGGTAGAACATCGTAAACTAGGCAGAGAAAAAGCTCATGGACTAGCCTGGGATGATAAGAATAAAATAGAATTAGACGTAAGATTAAGCGGTTATAGGTATTTACTCACCGCTCTACATGAGCATTTCCACTTAAAACATCCTGATTGGAGCGAGACAAAGGTTAGTAAAGAGTCCTCCAAGACAGCTAGATTTCTATGGAAACTTGGCTTCAGATGGGTGGAATTAAAGTAATTTAGTTAGAGTAAATTATATTAATGCTATATTATACATGAAAAGAGGTTGTATAACTACATAACTCTTTGCTATTCAATAATCTCTATCTATTTTTACAAGCGTATAAACCAAATAAAATAACTACATATGGCTGAGAACCTTGAAACCCCGTCATTCGGTAATTTTAGTATTGAAAATACTATGGAGATGGGACCAGGAGGTGCAGAACTGCTTAATGATCTGCTATCCCCTGAGACTTCTACAAGCAATCCTGATCAGATTCAGGAGATTGTAAAGAATGTAGAAGATCCTGCTCCCACCCCCAAACCTGATGTTCCTAAAGGAAAAGAAATAGTTCCTACAGAAGATGGTAAAGAACCTTCTGGTCAGGACCTGATTTCAAACTTCCTGGGTGACAATGCTGAAGAGAATGGGAATGAGGAAGATGCAAAACCTGCTGATCCTCAACCAGTTAAGAAGAAAGCTTCTGAACTTAAACAAGAAGAAGCTGCTCCTCAAGAAGAACAAGAGGAGGGAGATGAGCAAGTGAGTCAATTCACAGCTCTTTCTCGTGATCTTTTCAAACTTGGTGTCTTTTCAAAAGACGAAGATGAAGAAGATATTGCAATTGACACTCCTGAAGCTTTCCTAGAACGCTTCCAAAATGAGAAAAAGAAAGGAGCTGTTGAGATGGTGCAAAGCTTCATTGGTCAGTTTGGTGAAGACTATCAACAAGCGTTCGATGCTATATTTGTAAAAGGTGTTAATCCCAAAGAATACTTTGGTACTTACAATAATGTAGTCAGCTTTGCTGAGATGGACCTGTCACAAGAGAGTAATCAAGTGACAGTGATTAAGCAAGCATTGGCTGACCAAGGTTTTGAGCCTGAAGACATCAATACAGAAGTTGAAAGACTCAAAAACTACGGTGATTTGGAAAGCGTAGCTACCAAGCACCACAAAGTGTTGGTTAAGAAGGAAGCCCAGAAACTTGCCCAAATGGAGCAAGTGGCTGAGCAAGAACTCCTACAGAAGCAAGCAATTAAAAACCAATATATCAATAACGTTCAGCAAGTCCTTCAGGATAAGCTGAAATCTAAGGAGTTTGATGGAATCCCCATCAATCCCAAGTTGGCTAACGAACTACAAGACTTCCTACTGGTAGATAAGTACAAAACAGCAAGTGGTGAAACACTCACTGATTTTGACCGTACCATCTTGGAATTGAAGAGACCTGAGAACCATGCAACGAAAGTGAAGGTTGCTCTCCTGCTCAAGATTCTAGAAAAAGATCCTACACTATCTACCATCCAGAAAACAGGCGTTTCAAAGAAATCAAACGAGCTGTTTGGGGAAGTGGCTAGGCAGGTGACCAGAACTAAATCACCAAGCGGTAGTGCTCAGCCTTCTAAACAAAATTCATGGTTCTTATAATTTTCATTAAATAAAAGGATAACAAAATGGCAATTCAAACAATCCCAGGTCTAACTGGCTTCACGTATGCTCGTGTCGCTTCTATGGACAAGCGTGCTGTAGGTAAGCTAACTGACGCTAACCACCTGGAGAGCTTTCACTCAACCGAGCCTGCTGATTATGACAAGAAGATCATCAGTCTCTATACACAGAGCTCTCTGTACAGCAATGACTTCCTTGACATGATCAACAAAAGCACGCCTTATTACATTGATAATAATAGCGATGCTTGGAAATGGCAAGTAGCTGTTCCCTACAAATTCCCCAAAATCATCGATGTACCAAACTCAACTCTTGAGTTGAGCAAGCCTGGTATCGATGGTCAAGAGTTCCAATTGGTTCTTGACACAAACGAGTTCTCTAAGAACGCAATCGTTTCTGTTGGTAGCCGTCAGTATGGTCCTCGCTTTTATGTTATTAAGGATCCAGTTCCTTGGAACATGGGCTTCCTTTATAGCTTCACTTTGGTTACAGACAACCCAACTGTAGACTTCGTTAGCTCTACCTTCTTACAAGTAGGTATTGAATTAGAGCTGGTTGATGCAGCAATTGGTGAGTTTGACCAAGATTTGTTAGGTCTTCCTCGTTTGGGTGAGCAAATCACAATGTTTGAATCTTTAGGTTCTGCATATGGTTTTGAGCACAAAATCACTGAGTGGGCTGATGACAAAATGATGCGTGATAGCTCTGGACGTCCTTTGGATATCCTAGTGTATGCACCTCAGCGTCGTAACCAACTTCCTTTAACTCGTAACGATGTTAAGTGGGAGCCATTTATTGAGTTCTGGATGCGTAAGTCTATGCTTGAGTTGAAAGTTAAGCGTATGATTTGGTCTCGTCCTGGTACTGTTAAGACTAACGGTAGCAAGCAAGAACTTAAGCGTACATCTGCTGGTGTTTATCATCGTATGCGTAACAACGGTAACCTCGTTCAGTACAACCGTGGAGAATTCACTGCTAACCTGATCCGTTCAGTGTTTGGTGACTTGTTCTATCGTCGTGTGGATGTTAAAGACCGTCGTGTTAAAATGTACACTAACGAAGCAGGTTTTGACGTGTTCCAACAAGCTTTGAAGAATGACGCTTTGAACAGTGGTCTTACCTTCATGGCTGATAGCGGAAACCGTTATATGCAAGGAGAAGGACAACACATCACTTACAACTTTGCATTCGATGCAATGGTAACTCGTGAGACTGGTCGTGTTGAACTTATTCACTTGAAAGAACTTGACCTTCCTCAAACTAACCTAGAATTTGGACAGAACAAGAAGTCTACCCCTGTATTTATGGTGTTTGACGTATCTCCAATGTCTGATGGTTCTATGGTTAACAACATCCGTGAAGTTCGTATGAAGGGTGCTCCTTCTATGACTTGGGGTTATATTGACGGAACTCGCCACCACTTAGGCTTTGCTAAGTCTCAGGGTATGAGCTCTGCAAACAAATTCCCAGGATACGAAATCTGGATGAAGGACCGTTGTGATGTATTCATTGAAGACTTGTCTCGTACAGTTTTGATTGAAGAGATCCCACAATTCTAAGGATCCACTCCAAGGATAGAATCCTTGGACAACATACCGAGAAGAGATTGCCCCCCACACTCCTGGTGGGGGAGCTCTTCTCAAACTACAGAGTGATGAGTTGAAGGTCGTTCTTCAATTGCATTTCCTTCGATGGGAACACTCTGCAAATAAACCAAATAAAATAAACTACATATGGGTAAGATAGGAAAAATTTCTACTATTAAGAAAGAGTACACAAGCTCTCAGTTGCAAACCATGCAACAAGGACTAGCAACAAGAGGACTCACTAGGATTCCTGGAACAGGCGTATTCAAGTATCCTTACAAGGAACTTGACGGTCAATATAGAACAGGACTTGATCCAGATGCTTCTTACATTCGTAGAATCAAAGATCCTCTTGAAAGGGAAATGGAAGTTGAGCGTGTGACAGCTGCTAGAGACAGAATCCAATCTGCTCTTGGTGGTATTGATCTAGGACCTCGTTCTAAATTCTGGAACTATGGACTAGCTACATCAACAGATGATACACTCCATGTTCAACCAGTTAAACTTGTAGATGGAGACAATTTCTTTGATTTAGCTATCCCTCTTCAGGAACTAGCTTTCTGTTGGTTACGTGTTCACCCAACCATTGCAAGCTCTTATCAAGCTTGGGAACGTGGTGATTATCCAGCAGAAACTCAATTCTATGTAGCAGATGAGGATATTGAGAACGCAGTGACTTTCAAGAAAAAGCAACTAATCAACAAGGCTATTGCTAAGTTTGATGCAATGACTCCTGAAAAGAAGAAGAAGGTTGCTCGTTTGTTAGGACTCCCTGTAACAGACAACACAACAGAAGAATCTGTATACAATCAAGTAGATAACATTCTGAAACAAACTGAATTTAAATCTGGTAAATACCAAGGACTCTCAACTGTAGAAGTTTTTGGAAGATTTGCAGATATGAAGGAAAACTTACTCCATATTAAAGACTTGGTTAAACAAGCAATCGGTCACTCCATTTACAGGGTTAAACCTAGTGGAAGAATCTATGAAGGTGAATACGAAGTGGCAGTTGATGAGGATGAATTGATCAAACACCTTGCTGACGAAGATAACCAAGAAGATTTGATCACGCTTGAACAGAAATTGAAAAGTAAAAAATTGGCAGCTGTATGATACCTGTAGATAGTTTATTGTACAAAATAGACCAGAAACTAAATAAACTATCAACAAACGAACATCAGCAAATTCAATTAGAAGATAAGATACTGGCTCTCAATGAGGCTCAGATCAAGCTAATAAAACAAAAGGTTGATGGTTTTAGTACTGTCTCTGGTTTAGGGTTGGATGCCTTTAAGAAAAGGTATGAAGACCTACAAAGTTTAGTAGTAACCTATATCCATCAACCTTTAACTCCCACTCTTCTTAATGCAGAATTAGGACAGTGGGTAGTTAAACTACACGATCTTAACCCCAAGTACATGTTCTATATTGATAGTTATGTACTTGCTGATAAGGGTAGGTGTAAGGATAGAAAGGTATGGATCAATAGAGATTTAGCCAAGCATGGTGACCTGCAATTCATTTTAAATAATGATCACTACAGGCCCTCTTTTGAATACCAAGAATCATTCAACTTTCTTTCCTCTGATGAGATGTCAGTCTTTACAGATGGAACATTTACACCTACTAAAGTTTTTATATCTTACCTAAGATATCCCAATTACATTGATAAAGAAGGATACATCAGATTTGATGGAACCCCTTCTACAAACGAGGATTGCGAACTTGAACTATATCTAGAGGATGAACTTCTGGATTTAACAGTTCAAAACCTCGCAATGTATACGGAGAATCAGTCTGCTGTCCAAAATAGCATATACAGGATACAGACAAACGAATAAGTTTTTTAATCATTAAAATAGCATAAAATGGCTGATTTTTCATTAACTACGCTCTTCGTAGTTCCAGTGGGCAATTCTCTACCTAGCTCTGGTTCTACGCAAGACCTGTCCGCAGGACAGTTTGGTATTTTCAGGAGTGATTACTCTGTAGCAAATGCAGGTAACATCGCTGATAAACCTTATTTTTATTTAGCTCAAGGTAGAACAAATACATATCTTCAAGGATCTAAGCGTTCTGATAAGATCGCAGGATGTATTGATGGATCTTGTAAATCTAACGTTACTGAATGGTACAAGGTGACTGGTTGTCCTACACCTGCCAATCAGATAACTGAAGTTGATGGCTGGAATGTAAAATGTGGTGACGTTGTTACCCTTACTCTCCGTGCTCACTCTTCTTACATTGACACTCTGTATTTCAATGGTTTCACTCGCTCTGTAACAGTTCAAGCTCCTTGCTGTGACTGTGGTGGAGATCCTTGTGAGAACGTTGATGTTCCTGCGTTGATCGATCAGTTCATCGCTAAATTGGAACAACAAGCTCCTGGTAACAACCCTGATAACATTAGCTTCAACACTTTCTATTCTTTCCAAAGAGTAGGTAATGATGCAAGTGCTAAATTGGTTATTACTGGTAAGCCTTTGACTAAGTATGGTCAACCTTGTGATGTTGCTGCATTCCCTTGGGAGTATGACAGAATGTATTTCCGTACATTTGTTTACTCTGGTCCAGCAACCACAGCTGACTTCATCGTGGCTGATGCTTGTAACATTGTAGCAGAGGCTGTTGTTGTACAACGTGCTTCTTATCCTTCTGGTACTTCTGACGAGATTAAACAACTTGAGAAGAACTACTACAGCTATCAAGCTGGTTATTTGAAGCATCTCTACAGAATGGTAGGCTATAACGAGAACTTTGAGTCTTGGGTATCTGATGGTGTAACCTATGATTCCTTCTACATCAAGTTCAACGAGTATGACAAGTCTGCTTATTCTTGGGGTGATTACATCAAGGAAGACAGCATGGTTATTATTGCAGTTCCTCAAGCATTAACTGCTGCAATTCAGGTTGTTCTTGAGGCAGCTCTTGGTTCAGTTGTTGATGATAATGTTTGTGTAACAACAACATCAACTACCACCGCTGAAGCTCCTACTACTACTACAACTACTAGCACTCTTATCCCTTAATAAGAGAAAGTAGAAAACAAAGATCATAACCTAAGCCAGAGGGTGAGAGGATTCAATCTCAAATCCTCTGGCTTATTTATTTAGAATAACATGGCAGATCTCAAATTAAATATATTAGTAATTCCTACATATAACTTGGAGACATTAGCCATTCTTGATGCATCCACATACCCATCAAGTCCTCCTGTTCAGGCACCCACTATTCAAATAGATGTACCTGGATTTGGACTAGTATCTCGACCTTTTGTACCTAACGAGTATAACATATTTACGTCAGCCTCTTTAGGAATAACAGATGTTGGAGATCCTCTAGTACCACTTCCTGATGGTATATATCAAATGAAATATTCAGTGGCTCCTGCATACGCAAATTATGTAGAAAGAAGTATTATGAGAGTTGATCAACTTCAAGAGAAGTTTGATAATGCTTTCATGAAGCTTGACATGATGGAATGTGATAGAGCTATAAAGACACAGGCTAAGGTAGACTTAAATAGTATATATTATTTTATACAGGGATCAATTGCAGCTGCTAATAACTGTGCAGTTGATACAGCCCATAAATTATACAACCAAGCAAACAGAATGTTAACTAACTTTAACAAAAGTAATTGCGGTTGTGGAGCTGGTAATAATTATATAAATAATTTTCACTAATGGCAAACTGTAGAAATTGTGGAACTAAAGTGGGTTGCGGTTGTCAACTCATCAATGGACTTTGTTCAGCATGCAATGCTGCTCTTAACCAAGTTAAAAAATTTAAAGATGCTATCACCAAGACTTACAAATTGTGTTGATTGCCCAAAGATCAGTTCACTTATTGAGGAGATTGATCATAAGTTAACAGAGATGGCTAACGCTGAATACAATAATATTGTATTTGCTCTCAATCAATGTTTTGCTGGTCCTATTATGGGTGACCTTCTAAACTATAGAAGAATACTTATATTCAAGTATTGTTATCCTGATTATGCAGGACATTTCTCATTGGAGATGATTTCTAGTAAAGTTAAACTCTTAATTCATAAATAAACTACAATGCCTTGTTCAAATTGCTATAACGGGTGTCCAGATATTGTTTCTGATAAATGCGTAAAATACACAGGACTTGATGTTCCTATTTTAGGAATCAAGAATGGTGATTCTTTGCTGTATGTAGAAACTGCTTTAGCAGACTACCTAGCTTCTGTAATAAATGGTGTAGGTGTTAAACCTATCATTGATCCTTTGATTATTTGTAATGTTGTTAAGAAGTATCTTACTGAATGTGAGGAGCTTAATTTAAACGACCTCCTTACAGCCATAATCAAAGCTGTCTGTGATCTGCAGGAACAAGTAGATGCAATTGTTGCAGAACTTGCGGTGCTAAATGCTCCTTATGATCCAGATTGTGTAATTGGGATTTCTGATGTGTCAAATACACACAATGTTTTACAAAACCTTATTCACAACTTCTGTGAACTAAAAGCTACAGTTCTTTCACTTCAAACAGATCTTGATACCAACTATGTAAAACTTGTTGATTTAGACGATCTAATTCAAGACTATCTAGACACTCAGGATGTATCATCTAAGTATTATACAAAGATGGTTCCTTTTACAGTTGTTGAATACTATGGACCTTTAAACAACTATCCTACACCTTCTGATGGATTTGGTGGTACAGGGATAGGATTTGGAGCATGGGAAAAGGTATACTTGTGTAATGGCTTAAATGGAACTCCTGACAAGCGTGGAAGAGTTGGCGTAGGTGTTACAAATGGTATGGGTGGTGGAGCTTTTAGCCCTGCCGTAGATCCTGCTTTACCTGGTAATCCTACGTACACACTAGGATCTACAGCTGGATCCAACGCTGTAACATTGATTTCATCGCAACTACCTGCACACACACACCCAGCTTCAGTTACAATTAGTGATCCTGGACATAAACACGATATTTGGGGAATTACGGGCGGTGATAATGATGATATGAGCAACACTGTAAGATTTGCAGGTGGTGATAAAATTCAAGGAGAAACATCATTTTACTTTACAAATACAGAAGCTTGTCAATCTGCTCCAACAGGACTTAATGGTAGCAATGTGACAGTTACAGTAAATAACAACACTGGTGGAGGTGCATCACATGCAAACAACCAACCAGCTCTTGCTTGTTATTACATTATGTATATTCCTTAACATATTAAATAAAATATAAATGGGCTGTTCATCCCCAAATCTACCGTGCAATCCTGTACAAGTTTGTGCTGTTTATCCAACAAAGTGCAACAACAAATGGTTTGCAGGTTATCCTATACCTAGCAGCTTGGTCTGCTATGATGGTACAACTCTTCCAAACTCTGGAGCAGATACTAATGATAATCTAAATGTTGTGTTACAAAAGTTAGATTATGCTATAACTCCTTCAGTTTTGGTTACTAAACTTATTCAAATTGTTGCAACTACACCATCCTTACAAGAGGCGTTTTGTGCATTGGTTAGTGCTTGTATTACAACAACTACTACCACCACTACAGCTGCTCCCACTACAACCACAACCACCACAACCGAGGAACCCACCACCACTACCACTACAACTACAGAAGAACCTACCACAACTACAACTACCACTACAATTCCTACATATGATGTAGAACTTGAGCTTCAGCAGTATGTTGATGGGGATGGTAACTATTTCGATCTGAATGTGCAGGCAAGAAGTGGACTTGCTGGTCCTCAGGAGAATGTGTATGTTAATGGACTTTACAGCTATCCAAACTTTGCACCAGTTTCTGACTATCTATATTTCCAAGCATATAGCTTTACAAATACTAGTGGAACCTGTGTACCTGAAGGATCTTTGTACGGTACTATTTCACAATATGACTTTGTGTTGGAGGTGTATGAAAATGCAGTATTGATTGATACTCAGACAGTTACAGGAGTAAATGCAAGCTCCCCTTGTCCAACAGCATTGGGGTATACAATTGCTTCTCCTAACCCAGGATCTTTGTACAAAGCATACGCATACATAGTAATTCCTTAAAATATCAAAATTCCTGTTTTGTTGGTTTTACAGGACTTTCCCCTGGCGTTTCTACGCTAGGGGTTTTTTTGTTTAAACTATAACTAAACTGGTTATTATCAATAACTTGTTTGGTTAAATAAATTTGGAGAATTTCAAAAATAGTTCGTATCTTTACTGCAATTTTAACTAAAAACAACCGCATGGCAGGAAATCAAAACCTTTTAAGTCAGCTTCAACAAATGCTGAACTGGAAAAAAAGTAAGAAGTTTTATGCAGAAAAATTAGGAGTGACAGAATCAGAGGTGGATGACTTGTTAAGGGAGTTAAGAAAAAATAGTGAGAATGTTAGAAACGAGGCTGAGGTATCAAATTACATAGATCAACTAGAAGAAACCATCCTTAGATTTGAAGAGGATTTGGTTAAAGGAACAGGAGAACTTGTCTTCAATTCTCCAGAAGAGATTAAATCATTGGATGATTTGATAGTCAAATGCAAGATTGACACAAACAAATGGCAAATAACTAAATACGTCCAGAACTACTGGGGAAACACTGAACAGCCACACTATCAGGTGAAAGCTTGGTTAGGAAGAAAAAGTGGTGAACAGCAGTTCCAAGATAGTTTTGTTTCTTTTCTTGAGGAGTATAAGCCTAAGTCTCCAAATGTAGAAGCTCCTAAGTTTAATTCAGAAAAGAGGGATGCTTGTTTGATTATAAACAAGCAAGACTCCCATCTAAACAAACTGGATGTATATGGAGACAATGATATAGACAATAGATTTGAAACATATATAGAAAAGCTAGCAGTGATACTTGGTCAAGCTCAGCTTTCAAACAACATCACAAATGTGATATATGTTATTGGATCAGACGAATTTAATAGTGAGTTTAGTGGAACAACTACAAAAGGAACACCTCAACAAAACATTCTATCCTATCACGAATCCTTCGAAAGGATCTGTGATCATGAAATAGAAGTGATAAACTTACTCCTTGAGAACAGCACTGTAGTGGATGTTACATTTGTGGCTGGTAATCATGATGAGTTTGTAGGCTGGCATTTAGCTAGCTGGTTGAAAACTTATTTCAGAGATCAAGTTAGAGTGTCATTTGACATCTCTCCTAGATATAGAAAGTATATAGACTATGGTAACTCAGCAATGATGTTTAATCATGGTGATGCTTTGAAGCCTGCAAAACTTGCTCATTTATTTCCAATGGAATATAAAGAAGAGTGGTCAGACTATGAAAATTTCTACATCTTTACAGGAGATAAGCATCATGAAATGAGTTTAGATTTCAACGGTATAAAGTTCTATCAGCTTCCTGCTTTCTCCACAGCAAAGAGTGGATGGGATGATAAGAATGGATATACAGTGAGCAAGGGTGAAGTTGTTGGTTTCCTTTTAGATTATGATGATGGGATGACAAACATATTCAAACAATATTTATAATGTCAACACTTAGAAAATTGGTTTCAGATGTGCGTTCTATGCACAAAATGTTGTCTACAGACAACCTTATTACCGATAGGGTAATAGCTGCTGAGATCAAAAATAATACACTTTTACTGGTAAAAAGAGAAACAAATCTCAGAAAGCTTTGGGCTACTGACACTTTGTTTACCACCATTCCTTGTCTAGAGATGGTGGAAGTTCCTATTTCTGAATGCTGTGATTACGTAGATCCTTGCACTGTAGCAAGAAGCAAGTATAAACTTCCCAAGATTGCAGAAGGAAACTATCAATATGTAATACAGGGTGTTTATTCAATAAACGCAATGGGTGGAAGAGGAAACAAGTTTAAAGAAATTACAATCAACAGATATGTAAATCTTCTTAAACTTCCTATTATAAAGAACGAACAATACTACTGGATAGTGAATGATTATCTCTATCTCAGCAATCCTCTTACACAAGCTGTAAGAATTTCTGCGTTCTTTGAGACAGATGTACCAAATGAAATTCTCTATCCTCAGGATTGTGATTGTACAGGAAAGAACGTTGAGGATGCTGTATGGTGTTTAAATCCTTTAGATAAGAGATATGCCCTACCTGGATATTTAGAGAAGCAGGTGTTAGAACTTACATCACAAAAACTTCTTAACACCTACTTTAGAATTAAAACTGACATGACGCAAGATGGTGTAGATGGGCAAGCACCTAATGCAACAAACACTCAGTGATGAGAGTAAAAATTGATTGGAGAAGTTCAAGTAAAGAAAACTATATAAACTTTTGTAAAAAGAATCCTTCCATAAAAATATCATTTGATGATTGGAAAAATATAGTTTATTCTTTTAACGAATCTTTTAAGAATTACATATTAGAAACTGGAGAGAGAGCTAAGCTTCCCTCTGGCTTTGGTGAGTTTTCTATCAACAAGAAAAAGAGAAGGAAGGTGAAAGGTTTGAACGATGAGTTCATAAATCTTCCTGTTGACTGGAAAAGAACTAAAGAAAAGGGGAAGGTTATTTACAATTTCAACTACCACACAGAAGGTTATTTCTTTGGCTGGGTTTGGTTTAAGAACACAACAAGAATTAAAAACATTGACTTGTTCTATTTTAAACCTACAAGAAATACATCAAGACTCCTCTCCCACTACATAAAAACCAACGAGAAATATCAACATATTTATCGTGAATGGAAAAATTAAATAGATGAGTTACTACTATAAGTACAATTTTGTATCACCAGAACCTGTCTACGCTACTGTTAAAGAGGAGCTAAAAAGCTACTTTGATACAGGAGCTGTAGATGATTTGATGTTTCCTACCTATCTAGACAAGTGTCTTAGAAAGCTAGGAAGAGCCACTTATGTTATAAGTGAGGAGATACTATATATCGAAGACTTTGAAGCAAGGCTTCCAGACAACTTCTATGCTGTCAGAGAAGCATGGATGATGACTGAGATTCCTCAGTATCCCTATCAATCAGCAAACTCATTCTATTCACAAGCTGCTGATCAAACAACTATACAGGTGAGTCCTGTTATATCTGGAGGAGTACCTTGTACCAATTCTGAATGTACAACAGGTTGTCCTGAGTGCATGCCTGAGATGATCCAAGCTGTTTACAAAACAAACAATCAGGTGGCAAGATCTTATCAAAGATCATATATGCTAAAACCTGGTAATATATCAGCTAGAGGAAAGTGTGATGTAAGTTATTCAGATAACTGGGAATTCTACTCTACACCTCCAAATATACATGAGTTTACTCCTAATGCTGCTGGGTATGATTCATTTGATATTAGAGACAACAAGTTTGTAACCAACTTCAGAAATGGAGTGGTTCACTTGGTTTTCTATTCAACAGCTTATGATCCAGGAGGAAATCAACTAATACCAGATAACTATCGTGTTAGAGAATTTATAGAAGCATACATTAAGTATAAAGTGTTTGAAACTCTCTCTAATCAAATAAACGATGAAACCTTTGATCAAATCCAGAAAAAGTTAGGATATTATAAAGGTCTTCACGATGAAGCGTTTATCATGGCAGACATTGAAATCAAGAAGCAAGATGTCTATGCTAAACAACGTAGAATCAAGCAAGACTTGAATAGGTTCAATATGTATGAACTGCCTAACAGGACTAACAGATATGGTTGGAGACGTAATAACTAATAATGGCTGAGCAACAACAATCAAATATAAGGCAAGAATATACAGCTGCCCAAACAGGGTTGAATCTTGATAGGTCTGTCAGTCAGGTCCAGAAAGGTCAACTAACCTATGCTTTGAATGCTGCTGTTGAAAACTTTGATGCTAATTCTGTTAACTATCAGAATGAGCCAGGGAACGAGCTTTGTTTGAACTTTCCTGAGGACTATCATATAATTGGTAAGCATTCTATAGTTGAACAGAACAAGCATATATTCTTCTTAACAAATCCAAATACAGGGGATAGTGAGATTGGATATATGGATAACAATGATTGTGTATATCATACATACATAAGTGGTAAGTGTCTTAATTTTAACATAAATAATCCAATACACAAGGTGGTGCACAAAATTACAAACTGCACTACAGAGATATATTGGACAGATGGAATCAACCCAAGAAGGTATTTGAATATTGAGGATGTTGCGTCTGTATATTTAATTCAGCCTGGAACAAATGTTTGTGAAAACGAAACTATTCCAATCTTAGATTGTAACAAACTCAAGCTCCAACCCAACTTTTCTATTCCTCAACTGGGAGTTACAGATGTAGTGAATGGAGGTAATCTTACAGCAGGAACTTATCAGTTTGCAATTCAGTATTCTAACGTTGCAGGAGATGGTTATACATCATATTATTCTGTAACAAATCCTACGCCTATTGGAGATCCCTTAATAACAACACCTAATTTTGACTATCCTGTTGGTAAGTCTATTGTTTTGGATATCAACAACTTAGATGTCACTGGATATTTTAAATACTACAATGTTGCTGTAATCAAAACAGTGAACGCAATTACGTCTGTAGAACTTATTGGAACATATTTTATAGATGACAACTTTAATCAAATAACGTATAGTGGTCAAAACCAAACACAAATTAGACTAACGTTAAATGATATATTTGAAAAGTTTCCTTACTACGAGATAGCTCAAGATTTAACAGCTGTACAAGATGTTCTTGTTTGGGATAATCTCACATCTATAGATAGAATAAACTATCAGAAGATAGCAAACCAAATCAACTTGAAGTGGCAAACTTACAAACTTCCAGCTGATGAAGACTATGCTGATCCTATCAATGGTACCAATCTCAGAGGTTATTTAAGAGATGAGGTGTATGCATTTGAGATAGTGTTCTTGTTAGATAATGGTAAGCAAACAGACGGATTCCACATACCTGGAAGAGCTATAAACTCTAATGATCTTCCTCAAATAAGTATTCCAGATACAGATCCTGATTTTATAGGAGAAGGTCCATCTGCTCCATATTGGAAAATATATAACACAGCTTCTGTAACTGGTTCAGCAACAGGACCTAATATAGGTAATGCAACACCATATCAATATGGAGAATTTGCATATTGGGAGTCTACAGATGTCTATCCATGTAATGATGATGTTTGGGGTGATCTGGCAAATACACCAATTAGACACCATAAGTTCCCTGATGTTCTGGTAAGTCCAATATTTGAAAGTGGTACACCCACAATCAATCTTGATGGCACTTACACAAACCTAAAGATGGAGAATGCTGCCATCTACCCAATAGGTGTATTGGTAGATGCTCAACAGGTTTATGAGTTAGTCAATTCATCAAGCCTTACGCAAGATCAAAAGACTAGCATTGTTGGATTTAAAATAGTTAGAGGTAATAGAAACACAAACTATTCTATCATAGCTAAGGGTATACTTAGAAACCTTGGTGAATATGAAAGAGAAGAAACATCCTACTACTTTCCAAACTATCCATACAATGACCTAAGAGCAGATCCATTCCTTCTTAAAGAAAACAATGCATTTGATTCCGAATGTAGAGAATATCAAGTGACAATTACTTCTGGAGGAGACTTAAACTATTATAGTTGTGATACAGGATTACAAGTAACAGACACTGTTACTATTGGACAAATTATTAATTTGTGTTCTACCAGTTATCCAACATTCTCTAATTCTGCAGCTGGTACAATCATTGCTACCAACTATTCTACCTACAATTTATGTACAAATGCACTTGCTGCTGGAAATAGATTCTCTTATTTTCCTCCCAACTCTAACAAACCTTTGACAATATGGGTGGCTGGTAGTATTGTTCAAAACTGTACAGCAGTTAACTCAATAACAAAACCTGTACAAATAGGAGGAAGTGGTAAGTTTACCATCACTGAAATAGCTACTTACAAAGGAGTGCTAGATTGTTCTGTAAGTATTGATCAGCTAGATGCATTTAAAAATACGAAGTCTCCATACAGATTTGTATTTAACTCTCCTGAGACATCTTTTGGAAGTCCGTTCCTTGGGAACATCCTTAAACTTGAAAGTGCAATCTATGGTGCAGGATCTGCCCATTTTGTAGATGTAAATAAAAATGCAATGTATAAGCTTCTCACAGAAGAAGCTCAAAGAGATGCTCTTGACTCAAGTGCTGACATTGCTAAAATCACTGGGACATTTGAACCCACTGCAATGTTTACTGCCTATCAGGCATATTTGCAAATCTACATAAATGGTATTACTAGAAAGAACTATGCTAAGTCATATAACTCAATAGCTAAATATAACTATTGGGCTCCTATAGAAAACAATCTAGGTGTTAAACAAAGAGAACTAGATATTTGTCAATATTTAATTCCTGGAGTACAGAATGTTGGTGACGATCTAAATATAAACAACTTTAGCAGAGAATCTTCTGTTTACATAAAAACAACTGAAGAAAGAGATAACACTGCTATCCCAAGTCTGCCCTATCCGAGTAATACACCAAGTTTACTAGTAGGTGGTATTGTGCCTGCTATTGAGGATAAGTCTAGATTTACTATTTCTGAAAAGGCTAATTGCGATAACCCAGAAAAACAATTTGAAATCACCACTGTTACATACTATGGAGCTATAAAGAATATAGCTCGTAATCAGTGGGGTCAAATATATTCTTACGAGACAATTGATACAGGATATCAAAATATTCGCTCTGAAGGATCCAATATAGCAATAGTATTTGGAGGTGACACATTTATTAATAAGTTCTCCTTCAAAACCAAACTTCCGTTCTTTATAGATAATAGAGTGGGTGCTCCTGATGACAGTGATGTGTTCTATGATGAGATAGGTAATGTGGCCTATCCAAAATACTGGCACTCATCTAGATCAGTGCTAAGTGACTACACTGTACCAAATGGTTCACCACAGCCTATAATGAAGAACATTGTTTCTTACAAGGCACATAATTTCGATTGTCCAAATAGTCAAGAACCTAAAGATAACAACCCTGGAAGAACTTTCTATGATGGTGATTTCTACTTGTTTGCCTATGGTATTCCCACCTTCTATTGTGAATCAAGTGTAAACGTTGATCTTCGTCAAGCATTCAATAATAGAGAAGGTGACTTCTTCCCGCACGTGAGCACGGGCATACCTGATAACTGGCTTCAAGAAAGTTATGTTTCTATTATTCAAGATAATACATATTATTACAATCCTACATTCTCTAAACAGAACACAGAGAATTCTTTCTCTCATCTTCCTATAGATTGGACAGAACAGCTTTGTTACACTTATTTCCCATTCAGAGCAATCTATTCTGAGAGACAACAAAGCTTCACTGATAATAGGATTAATAGCTGGCTCATCTATCGTCCTATTAGTTTCTTTGATTTTCCTCAAAACTATGGAGATCTTATAAGCTTGGATGGTATTCAGAACAGAGCTGTATTGGCTAGGTTTGAGAACAAGAGCTTGCTTTATAATACACTTCTTACAATAGAAACAAGCAATCCACAGGCTGCTTATCTAGGAAACGACAGTTTATTTAGAAGTGCTCCTCCAATTGACTTTGCAGAAACAGACTTGGGATATGTAGGATGTCAGAACAAAATGCTCCTCAAGATACCACAAGGACAGGTAACTGTAGATGCTAAGAGAGGTCAGATATTTCTAATAGCTGGTAACCAAGCAACAGACTTGTCTGGATTTGGTTCAGGACTTAATAGGTTCTTTACAGATCATTTGGCATTTGAGATATTAAGATATTTTCCAGATATATACACAGACAACCATTTTAATGGAATTGGTCTGCATGGTGTTTATGATAGTAAGTTTGATAGGATAATCATATCTAAGTTGGACTATATACCAACTAGTAATGATGTTAAATATGACTCAGCTAAAAACGAGTTTTATGTAGATAGACCTGTTGGTAACTTTACAATAAGAACAGTTGTGGATCTTAATGATCCAGACTATTTCTGTAACAAGTCATGGACTTTATCATTCAATTTTAATACAAATAGTTGGGTGAGTTTCCATAGCTACATACCAAACTGGTATATTGCAGAAAACAACTTCTTCTATTCTGGTATAAATGGTGGATGTGATTTAGAAGCAATTGCTGCTGAAGAAGTTTCATGTGCAGAACGTTGTGAATTAGAAGGAACAGCAGTGTTAAGAAGTTGCTCTCTACA